CTGCCCGTTCCGATTTAATCCGGTGAACCCTTGCTCTCGCCGGTTAGTACGTTGGCGGGTAGTTGTCTCTCGCCCACTTGTTCCCACGCTTGATCTGGTTTCGCTCGTCAGCGAGTTGCGATGATCCAGCCGCGAACCACGCCAAGACGATCAGTAGAGCTGTTGCGATGATTTCATTTAATAGCGGCATAATTGTCTCTCCTAACTTGTTGAGCGTGTTTAATGGCGTCGCGTGACATTTCTTTTCGCAGGCATCCGCATGACTTGGTTTCACCGTTTACGATTCGATGCCGTGCTGTCAAAACGATGTTTCCGCATTCGCATCGACACTTCCAGATTGGTCGCCCGCCGCCTCCTGACCGTCGAATCTTGATGACTCCCAAGCAAACAATCGGAGTCAATCGCGAATCCTTATGTGGCACTGGTGGCTTCGACTTGCTTTGCGGAATGATCATTTCCCGTCCTTTGCTTCAAACAACTGCCCGCCATCTCGCTCCGCATCCAGCCGAATGCACAGGTCTTCGTTTCGCTTAATCTCGTCAGCCCGCTTTCGGAAGTTGTCAAGCTTCTTCGCGTACTGCACAGGATCAACTTTCAGGTCGGAGCAAAACCGACCACAGCAGGCTTCGGCCAACTCGCTGCTCGTCATTGGTTGCCCGTGTTCGCGGAGGACTTCCAAGCATTGCAGTTGACGGGCTGTCACTGTTGGCTGGATTCGTTCGGCGGCTTTGTGGCTTGTTACTGGATCGCTGTGGCGGGCGATTGGGGCTGTTGCTTCGGGGATGTCGAAGAGGGTTAGTTGACTCATGTTGCGACCTCCTCAAGTTCAGCGTCATCCATTTCGAACAGTGCTTTCTGCGGGTCTGCCTTTTTTGGCTGGCAAGCTGCTGCGAGATTTTTTACAGCCTGTCTGTAATAACTCGTTTTCAATTCGCACCCTACGCCGCGACGACCCTGAATAACTGGTGCATATACTTCTGATCCGACTCCCATGAATGGAGTCAACACAACGTCTCCGGGATTAGTCCACATCTGCACGGCCCGTGCGATTACATCCAATTGCAAAGGATGCTGGTGCCGCTCGTCGCCTTCGTCCTTCGACTCCTCGTATGGCAAAACGTTTTCTATCCTGATGTCATCCCAAAACGACGACGCATAGTGACGCCAGATCCAGTGGCTGTACCGATTCTCAATCTGGTTTCCTTTCCATCCCTTCAGCTTCAACAGTTCTTTCGGTATTTCACGTTCTCCGTGATACTCAAACAATCCGTTCGGATGAGTGACTGGCTCTGGATTGACTCCGCGTTTTCTGAACGGAATCAGGTAGTCGGCTGATGCGACATTCGTCAAAGTTGCGTCCTCGCAAATCTGCCGATGTGCCAGTGCTTTGCTCATTGTGCGATTGCGAACAGCAAGTGGTTCTTTCCAAATGCAAATTCTTGGAAGCATCTCGAACCCAAGCGACTCATGCAGCCTAATAATGTCGCCCGGAAAATCTGTGTACCCGCAAATGTTGGCCCCTTGCTTTGGTACATCCATGCAATGCACTGCCGAGATTCGACCGGGCTTCATCGCTCTGTGAATCTGCTTCACAATAAATCCGTAGTGCTCAAAAAACTCGTCGTATGTTCGTGCGTTAGACAAGTCGCGAACGCTGCTGCTGTAGTTGTATAAACACCCTCCGTTCTCAGTCGCAAACGGCGGCGAGTAAATTGACATGCCGACCGACTCGTCTGGTATCGACTGCAGCACTTCGGCTGAATCGCCGTTGTAAATCGCGTACTGATCGCAAATAACTTGATCCATTACAGCCATGACGGAACCTGCTCTTTCTCCGGGAAATAATCACTCGACACTAGGTGCATACTGTCCTGCATATGAGCCACGAGACTCTGAAACATTCGCTGCACTTGCTGCTTCTTTCGGTCGAGGTTCTCAGCGATTTTTCGCTCGCCCTCACTTAACACCATGTCGATTGTTACGGGATTCTTTTGCCCGAAGCGGTAGCATCGCCGCACGACTTGGTAGTACTGCTCAAAAGAGTGACTCGGAAAGATCACCTCGTGATTGCAGATTTGAAAGTTGAGTCCCCACGCTCCAATCTTAGGCTTGCATACCAGCCGACGAACCTGGCCCTTTGCGAATCCAAGCAGGTATTCTTCCTTCTGCTCATCACTCATTGATCCCTTGACCTGCACGCAATCGTCGAGCATCTTTTCAAGCAGATCACATTCAGGATTCAGTTCGCCCCACAACGCCGTAGATCCGTTGTGATTGTTCGCCAGTTCGACAGCCTTTTCGCATCGCTCTTTGATCGTTACGCGGCGTTCTTCTCGCTCCTCTCGCATATCGTTTGCTGACATTGCGAAAAGATTTCCGGCTCTTGCCTTAGTGCATTCGATGATGTGTGCTCGCTCGGTCAGTGGCGGAAGAATAAATCGACTATCATCAAACCCGAGGTCAGAAGGTTTTTGAATTGATCTTGCCCACGAGCAAACCCACGACCAAAACGGTTCTTCAGCGTGACCGCGAAAACGGTATTTTGTGCGGCCCCATCCGTGATGATCCTTTGACGTTTCCTGCTTAAAAAACTTCGTGATCATGTCACGAAACCCGAGCAACCCAAGTGCCTCTGATGACGTGCCAAGTTCCCAGAAATCGTTAGGGGCGGCCGTTGCTGTGCAGAGCAGTCGAAATTGAATTGTTCGCATGAACTCGACGACTGTTGCTTTTCGCTCGCTCTTAAAGTCCTTTATTCCGCTTGATTCGTCGCAAACGACACCAGTAAACGAAGCTGGATCGAACTTATGAAGTTGCTCGTAGTTTGTGACAACGCACTGCGTGCTTCCGTCGTGCTTTCCGTCGCGAGACCGAACGGCCTTGATGCCGAATCTGTCCGCTTCCTCGACTGTCTGAGCACCGACAGCCAGTGGCGTAACGATTAATACAGGTCTATTTGTTCGCTCGATGACCTTTTCCGCCCAGGCCAACTGCATCGCAGTTTTACCCATTCCGCAATCAGCGAAGATCGCTGAGCGACCCATTCTCAACGCCCACTGCACAAGATGCTTCTGAAAGTCGTAGAGAAATTCAGGAAGTGATTCCGCTTCAAATCCGGACTCGTTCAGCCACTGCGATTTCTTTTCAACGAATCGACTGTAATCAGTTACCGCACTCACGCTTTCCGCCCCTTAAAATACTTCGCCGCGATCCGCCACAGCACGCCCTGCCGAGTCTCGCCGGTCTTCGCTGATTCATCCGCCAGCGGCTTTTGCAGTTCCGGCGGAACACGCAGCAGCAGTTGAGGATTGCCTTTGACTTTCTTTGTCACTTCACGTTCTCCAGTTCCTTTTTGAGCCGCAGGACTTCGGCGTGGTTGCCGTCGTGCTGGGCGTAAATGATGCGGGCTTGCAGGTTGCGGATTGTTGGGGCTGCGCTGTCAGCCCCTTCGTGTTTTCCACCAATCATGTCTGTGCTCGCAGTCCGTCGTAAAGGTCGCCAATCATGGCATCCACATTGTTTTTCCCGAGAACAAACTCCATAGCCAGCTTCACGTCCATTCCGGCTTCAACCAGAGTCTTGATGCAAGCTGTAAAAACCAGATTCTTGTCAGTCGTTCCGATCATTGCGGCTACTGCGTTGAGCTGTTCTGTTGTGATCATCGTTCTTTTCCTTACCAGGTGTTTTGCGTCTCGATGCGGGCATGATATCACTATCGGAATTGGCGTCAATGCGTGGTGATATCATTTTGTGAGATTGTGGGAAAGATTTTGTTTTGCCCGTGTTTTTATTGGGTCTTCCCTATGCGCACCGCCGCTTTATCCAGTCCTGTATTGCAGCGACTGTCGGATTCAGCCTGTCTTGGTGTTTCGCTCAACAGTGACCGAGGCCTCTGGACTGTCTAGGTTGTCAGTTTGGACATTGCCTAGAAATTTTGGCTCACGCAGTTTGCGACGAATTTCACAGCGGCGGTATTTCTGTGTCCAGTTACCACCAAGACGACAACCTTTTCTGCACTCACCAAACGCCGACAGCCAGGGCATTGCTGCTCTGGCTGTCATTGTGGATTGTGCGACGTGCAATCGCGTTGCCTGAGTGTACGGGACAGGCTGCCCAGATTCAATGATTCGTTTCAATTGCACGCCGCTGGTCACTTTCCACGGTGACAGCAAACGCATCGTTAATGATTTTGCGTGAATTGTCAATGCTTATCGTCGAAGCTTTTCCGATATGACATTGGATTGTGACCGGCGACTTTGTGGCGAAAGTACGTGACCGTTCTTATTGCCTCCCTTCGCTCAATATCTTTTATCGTTCTTCGCGTCGTCAAAGCTTCCCTAAAAATTCCAATTTTCATCGTGTTGCCTTTCCTAAATTTTTCTGCCGAATAATGCTATTCCAGTATCTTCCATTCTTCCAGTTTGCTCGCCTTGCTCTTTGCGATCCTCACTCAGCGAGTCCCATAGCTCATCCACGCCGTCTGGTCGAATATTTTTCTTTATCCATCGAACAATTGGTGCCACGAACGAGCCTAGTCTGTGCTTCTTTTTCATTACTCCTGCCGTGTGGTCTGTATACAGCACTATCTGCCCATTCATAAACACAAGTGCCGCTACTGATGCACCAAGAGTCCAAATGTCTTTGCGGGACCATCCGGAACAAAAGTCTGTCCTATTGAACCACATTGTGTCGGCAGGAATTTTGCCTCCGTTGCGTGGAGATACTGGACAATATTCACTCACTTTTATCAAGTCTCTCATCATCTGCTTAATAGCAGACTCCTCGTCTGCTGGTTCTGCCTTTCGTGAGTCTTTTTCCTCAGTAGCCTGCTTTAACTGATCGCGAAGCACCGTTACAGTGCACTCTATTGCTGATATCCTGCTCAGCGTCGACTCTAGGTCCTGTTTTGCAATTGACGCCGCCTCTTGAGCGTCATCTGCCCGTTTCCGTGCCGCCTCCTTCACTACCTCCGCCTCCGCTGCCTTTTCTTCTGCAGCAGCCAGCGACGTTCTTAGCACGTTCACGTCATCTTTCAACAACTTCAGACGCCGCAACGCTTCTTTGTCCCTGCCTAGATATGACTCCATTTCAGCAAACCGTTTTTTTACTTGCGAAACGCTCATCGTTTGTCACTCCACATATCAGCAGGAACGCGAACAGTCTGTGCCGCCTTGTTTGGTGCGATCGACTTTAGCTTCGCGTCAAGTCGATTCAGAAGCCGAAAGAATTCATCAACGTTTGGCACTCGCTCGCCATGCGTCAAAATGTGGTCAATCACAGTTTCTGCTGTCTTCAGCGTTCGAAGCAGCACGACATCCTTCGGCAGCTCTGCACACTGCCTGCCTGTAATCCGTGAGCGAATTTCCGGGTCTTCGTGCAATTCCTCCAGCCGGTCTGCGTAGACCTTGTGCGGGTTTGCAGACTTCGGAAGAGATCCAAAGAATGATTCAATGTAAGGCGTTGCGTCCGTAGCCGACATTCGCGACTGCTTCAGAGTCTGCAAAAACCCTGTCACTGGCTGAGATGCCTGCTCAAGGACAGGCCCCTTTTCAATGAACGGTCGAAGCTCTGCCAGCATTGCGTCGGACAGTTCCGGCCCTCCGATGTGGCAAATTCTTGACTGCAATTCAATTGCGTCCGCAATGCGTTTAACATCCGCTGTTTTCCATCCGCCCATTTTGGCGACTTCCGCCGCACTCATCCCCCTGCCGACGACAAGCACTTCAACCGCCCGTCGTCGCGTCCATTCTGCCGGTTCCGCTCTGCCCTGCATTCGTGCGTTTGCGAGAACACGAATAGAAGCCAGTGAATCCTCATTGTCGGTCGAAACGACATAGGCAGAAATTCTGGTTGTCTGCTGCAGTTCCGCCGCTGACAATCGCTGAACTCCATCCAAAACCCGCAGCCCGTCTTCCGTCTTGCACAGAATCGGCGCTGGTGCCGCTGATCCCGCTTCCATCAACGCTGCATATTCCAAAACGGCATCTTCTCGCACCGCAACCGGCCTACCAATGTTCTCGGTATTCCAGCCTTTTGCGAAGTCATCCGGCAAACGTAACCCGTTGCAATACTCGTACTTAATCCCCATCGCAGTCAGAAAATTCTCTGTCCTGCTGTCTGTGGTAAACATGCAAATCTCCAAATGCAAAAACCCGCACGCAAGCGGTCAGACTTGCGGCGGGCTTAGGCAGTCCGGGTTTACAGCCCGGAAAACTTACTGACATATCACACCTGACCGTGTGACGTTGATTCTATGATAGCACCCGTCGCGCCAGAATCAAGTCCGAAAACGCAGTGAGCCGCACCCGATCGGATGCGGCCCTTCCCAGACTGCGTTTCTCCGGTTCATGACGCCGGGGCCGTAACTATGATTTCACTGCCAGACGGGCTTTGCTTGCCACGCTTGAATGTCGTTTTGTTTTTTCGTTTCATACTGCTCTGTGTTCCTGTGAGCGATCATTCTGACTGGCTCATTGGGATTCGTGACATAGCCGACCCGCCAGCGGCGTCTCGTGACTTGATGCGACCTCCAGCCGTCTTCGTCCGCGTGGTATTGTCTGCCATCGTCCGCGAATGGATACGGGCCGATTTCTTTGGCTAGTGCAGGTCTGATCGCAAAGCAACCACCAGCCAGATTCATGAACCCAGTCGCGTCTCGGAACTGGATATCTCTGACCTGCTGCACTGGCGAGTTCATCGCGTTGGCCATTAGCGTCCGGCCTTCTTCAGTCCCGCTGTAATCGACTCCGCACGCTCCGAGCTTCGGAATGCGGTCGAATGCACATGCAATGAAGTGCTGCCAGTTTTCCCCTGGCAGAATGTCGTCGTCGATCGTTACGTAGATGTCATGCCTTGCAGGGTCAAGCAGTTCGGCCAGAGCCTTGTTGAGTGCGTGACACTTCGAGGGCGTGCCGTCGAGAATGTGAAACTCTGTCGGGTACGTAAACGACATTTGCAGCTCGTCAATTGTCGCCTGAGCAACGTCCAGTCGATGTGTCGGGACTACGACCAGAAAACGCGGCCCCGCTGGTGTTGCCGGTTCGTGCCGTTTGTTTTGCTGTAGCACATGGGCCAACAGTGCCGGATTGCGATGTTCCGTATAGTTCCCGCTGGCTGTCCCAGAGTCCGCTATGGCTCTCAGGATCGCTCTCAGGTTGATTGGAATTCGCTTTGAATCAATGCCGCTTTTTTTGACTTTGCGATATCTCGGCAGTGTTGACGATGCCGCGTCACCATGACGAACCCAGATCCAACCGACCGCATCGGAAACGACCTTTGTTTGCCATCGCTTGTGGTATCCCCAGTGCTGCTCTTGGTGTGGATCTTTGTCGTGATCCGTCACCAGCGTCACAAACTGTATGCCGGGATGATGCAACAGGTAGCACGTCTCACGCCAGAAGACGTAACCGTTTGGCCAGATCAGATTCCATTCGCCGGACTCTGGGGCGGCTTCGCGTGTCCGTTCGCAATACTCTTTACAGATCACGTCATCATCGTCCATGCGGCTGACGATCTTTCGCCCCTCTGGAAGCTCCCAGTTCTCTCGGTAGAGTTTCCAGTTGGGCCTGTAAAGCGGCTTAACCTCGCAGCCAGTCGACCGGAATGCGTCAAGCCGTTCGGCCAGAAACGGATCATCAGGATTGACCGTAATGTGAATGATCGGCTTGACGGTCTGGTATGCGAGCGATGGTATCGCAGTGTGTCGAGAAATCTCCAGCCGTCGCTCTGATAGCCTGCGGTCAGTGTAAGCCGACTGAATGATCATGATGTGAGGAATCATTGAGCTTGCTTCTCGATGTAGTCTCTGTGCGTTTCCAGTGGTCGCCGCTTCACAATTCGTGGCCCCTTTTTCGTGATGATGTAAACCGGCTTCGACTCCTCATGTTCAGCTTCAACGATTGAAGGAGTAGGCAGCAGTTCAGCAAGAAAGTCGCGTAGGCCATCGCACCACGCTGGCTCAGTGTTATTGATGACGGTCGTGTTCGCTGTCAGTCGCTGGTATGTTTCTTTGTCTGCCTGATGCTGAAACCGCGCAAAGAATGGTTTCGTGCGTTGCGGAGTGCCTCGGTAAACATTGCCGTACAGCACTTCCCAAAGCATGGTATGCTCGTGCAGATTAAAGTCGTCGAACATCGCCCGCAGTTTGTCTTTCTCGAGCCAGTGCGGAAGATGCGTCGCGTAGTCGTGTTGAGTTAATCCACGGGCCGCCAGTGCTTCCATCGACGCCGTTTTACGCTTCTGCCAACTGTTGCTCTCGTCCGGCCGCCACGGTTCCGCGCGAGGGGTCTTGATGTCGTCTAATGTGAATGGCTTCAGGAAATAGATGTCATCCATCATCCACACGCACTCAGGATCAATCTCGGCATGAGTGGCGATATAGAACACCTTGCCGAGCATGTCGCGAAACGCTCGATTCGGCTTCGTGTGCGAGACTCTCTTTTTGATAATGACATGCCCGTGATACCAGTCCGGGCGATCACCGATGATTGTAATCTTCGCACGTCCTTGGAAGAATGTCTCGACTGATCGAATGGACCATCGAAGCTCGTCAGCTTGTGCCCCACCGTCCCAATACGGCCATACGAACTGCGTGACTTCAGGTTCGGGCACTCGGTGTTTTGTTTCGCCGCATCCGCCGCATGGCTTTGCCGCTACTGTAATTTCTCCGCGACGTGCTTTTTGTACAAGTAGTTGCTGCGTCTGAGCGAAGAATCCGACTGCGGGAGGAGTTGCATAGGGGCAAATCTGACAGATTTTCAAAGGAACCATTCCCGAGTGCGAAAGGTCTTCGAAATTGAAGCATTCGCAATGCGTATCGGATACCAGCCCACGGTAGGTGCAGGGTTTCATCATCCTGGTGTCGCCGTAATAGATGAAGGAAACCCTGTCTGTGCTAGAGAACGCGTTCCGCCCGTCCGTGGAAGTGTGAACGTTGATAAACAATTAAACGCATTGTCATTTGGGACCAGAATATCGTCCTGCTGCACAGAATACGTCATCGACTCATATGACGGCCCAAGGCCGAAATCGACCCAGTATTGTATCGCCACATTGAATGCGTACCGATAACTGCCTCCAAGATCCGTGCGTACTATCGAAGCGGTGAACCGTCGACCGCTGACATTTGTCGTCGCAGCACATGTCGCCGTTCGAAATTTCAGGGCTAACTCCGTGCTGTAGAACTGGCAATCAGTTCCGCCGATGTTCGGGAAGGCAGGAGTCCCTGCACTTGGTAAAGGTGTCAAGCCGCTCGGCATGTGATACACGGTGAAATTCCCCGTGTATTCTGCGTTACATCCAGCAAACAAACTTCCGGCCGATTTCGTCGATGCAATCGTATACCGCGTTGGCATCACGTTTGAATCACAAGCGTTGCAGCCAGCGATTCCAAACGATGCGGAAGCAGATGCGGAAGCAGATGCTGAGAGCGATCCGCTAGGCGGCAGTGACTGGCTTACGCTTGGAGGAGTTGACTCGCTCGGCGTTTCGCCACAATGGCAGCATCCTAGCAACATTAGACGCTCCCTGACGATGCTGAGCCGCCTGGACAATCAGCCGCGTATAGTTGCCATTCGCCGTCGATCATTTCCACCTTGGCGTATGTGCCTGAGTCAATTGAGATTTGCGTAAAGCGATTTACGATTGTGATTGAGTCAGTGGACAGCGTGAGGTCTCCATCCGTCTTTCTGCGAAGAATTCTAGCCGTTGCTGTGCTAGGATCTCGCTTGGTGTTAACGGCCGCTGGCAGGTCTGACGTTAAAACAACCTGCAGGCGGCTCATTCCGCCGCGTGGTCGAATCTCAGCGTAGGTCGTTTCCCCAGTGCCAATCGACTGCAGCAATGAAGCCGCATCGTCTGCGTTGAATCCATATGTTCGTTCATCTGGCATGTTAGCCTCTCAGGAAGCTGCTAAACGACACCTCTGGATACATATCAAATTCCAATGTGCTTGGTGCGGTTCCCGCTGCGACTTTCCCGCCTGATCCGTTTAGCCCGCCAAGAATCACGTTTCCATTGTCGTCTAAATATGGCTTAAGCTTTCCGCCGTCGAGATAAACAGTCCCAACATCTAGCCGCTTGTGCTTCCAAGTGCCGCTTCTGTATCGCAACGCATATCGCGTTAATCGTCTTCGTGATCCGTAGTAAAAGCCGACTACCGATGACAGCACTGTACACAAAAGCGTTTTTGCGGCCTTCCCCTTAAATGTGCCGTTATTTACTACTTCGTTTCGATCGATGACATTCTCATCCGTGATTGAATCGGACTCAAATTGATACAACTCCCAAATGGGAATAAATCTTGAAATCGTGATGCCCGTTTCGAATGGTTGACCGGCGCTGTTTGCGATGGCGACTGCGCTTTGGTCGAAACTCGCTATAGATTGCTGCCGCTCGAACTTCGTTTCGTAAATCGGAACCCACTCAGTCGGATCGGAACTGACGCTCGTTCCAGATGACGCCGTAGACGACTGACCTTCAGACACCTCGGAGCTAAACGTTGCACTAACATCCCAAAGTTTTCGCTGGTCTTCTCTTCGCGTCGCGTCAAGTCCACGGCAGATGCAAAACCCGCTGGATGATGTGCTAACGTTGACAATCGGCAAGCCAGTGGTGTTAAGCACCTCCAGCCGCGACACGTTCACCGAGTCGCACTCGACAAGAAAGTGATACTCCTCTTCCAGCACCGCGATCCCGCCGGATGATCGAATGCTGGACTTGCCCTCGCTTTTTTCGCCTCGCAGTGTCGTTGCCATTACGGAACCTGTATTCCTGTCGCTTGAATTGCCAAGTCAAGTTGCGTTGCCGTCGATGCTGTCCCAAGTCTCGTCACATAGTCGCCCGTCGATCTGTCAGCGTTCGGCATGATTCCTCCAGCCGTGTCGGACACAAGATAAGTTTCGCCGACTGTCATTGTCGTGCCGACAAGAATGATCGATCCGCCAACGGCAACAAGTCCATAGCCATCTGTCACGCCAGGCGTCATTGCGATTCCTGTCGCTGCTGCCAGCGTTGCCGATGCGTTCGCGTCCGATGCGACGTACTTGCTGGAGCTAAGGGAAACTGGCTGCCCGACTGCTACGGTGCCGCCGTATTGCAAGGTGCGAACCTGCGTTGTTGCTGTCGGCCTAACCGCCGTAATTCCGCTGAGATCAGCCATTATCGAATTCTCCTGAATCCATTTTCTTTTGCTTCTCTTAGCAGGCTATCCATGATCGCAATCTGCCGCGTCGCCAATGCGTTCGCTGCCTGCTGCTCTTTAAAAAGCTGCTCTGCCTTCCATGCAATCTGCACTTCGCCCGGCGTTGGCTGATCTGGGACGGCCGCCACGCTCATCTGACGATTGATTTGATCTGCTGAAAACTTGGCAGCCTCAGCAGATCCGACTTCCATGCCGGCACCCGGCCCGGCCGCAACGTCTGCTCTGCGCTGCTTGTTCTTTTCTTCCTGCTGTGCAAAGTAATCCATTGCGGCTTTGCGAGCCGTTTCCATGTCTCGCTGAAATTGCTCTTCAACCTGTCGTGCTGCCTGTTCTCGCTCTTTCTTGCGATCTTCAGCCGCCTTTTTGTACATTTGTTGCTCGTCTTTGTACTTCTGTTTCTGCTCTTTAAACCAGTCGTCTTTTGCTTTTTTTTGGTCTTCAATCGCCTTCATTTGCGAATCATGCGCCTGCTCCGCAGCCTTGCGTTCGGCAATTGCAACTTCATTTACCACGGTTTTTTTTTGCTGAAACTCTTCATGTGTTCGCTTTTCTTTTTCAAATGCGGCTTCTCGTTCTCGCTGCTCTAGCAAGTCGAGAAACTTGTTCATTTCGGTAGTGTCGACAGTAAAATTTTTGACGCTGTTAATCAGGTCCGTCACCACCGCGATTGCAAACCCCAGCCCCTGCGATATGCCATCGATCAGGTTAATGACCGCATCAAGAATTGGCTTCAATCGCGTAAAGGTGTCGAGCAACTGAATAAGCAGCGGCCCCATTGCTTGCCCCGCAGATGCAGCCTTTTGCTCAAGGTCGCTGAGTGCGATGTTGAGCTTTCCGCTGACCGTACCAGCTAGTCGCTCGGTCATGCCGTGGAACATCCCGCCGGCTGAAGTAGCATCCTCAAATGCTTGTCGAACTTCCTGTGATGATATTCCACCGTCCTCCATTCGCTTCTTTAGCTCAATCATCGTTTCGCCGGTGGTCTTGCTGATCTGCTGCAGCGGATTGAACCCCGCGTTGATCATCTGCAGCAGGTCTTGACCCATGAGCCGACCGGCTGCCGTTGTCTGAGAGAATGCGAGCGACAGCATCTTGAATCGGTCGTTGTTCCCACCTGTGACATCAGACAGCATCTGCAGATTTTTTTGCACGTCCTGCGCGGCGACGCCAAAACTCATCATTGTTTTCGTCGCGTCTGCAGCATTGCTAAACGTAACTGGCGATTCGGCAGCAAACTTGCGAATCTGCTCAAACAGTAACTGTCCGTCTTTTGCACTGCCGGTCAAAACCTCAAATGCGATCGTGGCATCCTCGACCTGTGATGCAAGGTTGATTGACTTTGCGACCGTCTGAACGCTCAGGTAGGCTGCTGCCATGCCCTTGATTGATGCGATTGCCGATGATGATGATACCCCCGCTTCCTTTGAAGCCTTGGTCACGTCTCTGATCGCCGGTGCAGCCTGTTCGTGCTTTCGCTTCAAATGCTCGACCGCGTTCGCATACTCAACCGATTTTTTTCCGGACTCAGAAAACGCACGATTTAGCAGCCCCAGCTCCTGCTTAAACTTTTCCGCAGGCGGCACCGACTGACGCATAATCGTGGCGACTTTAGACACTTCGCCCTTCGCGAGGTTTGCCCCCTCGCTGAAGTTGGATACGTCCATTCCTAGACGTACATTGAGTGCGGTGATCGTTGTCATGAGAAACCAAATGCCCGCTTGAGAATGTCAGTTTGTGCCTTTGGGTGACTAATGCCGCGTGATTTTAGCTTTGTCCGTTTCTGCCACTTCATCGAATCCGATGGCATAAAATCGACCACGCTCAACGGATCGACCTTTGCCCCTCGTGTTGCCGCCATCATCACCGTGTTGCTGTGAATCATTGCAGAGACAGACGCGAATTGTTCCCAGTGCGATCCAAACGGCTCGCACTGGTAGTACGCCCACCACACATCAAACACCCGATCCGATATCGAATCCAACCACGCCTCTGGATCGTCTATTCCTAGCTCAAGGCAGACTCGGCAAGCGAATCTAAGACGGTGGTTTTGTCGGACTCCCCCAGCGTTGTCGACGCCTCACTAACGATGGCAAACTTCTGACACTGCTCCGACAACTGCTGATAAAACGCAAGATCAATTGAGCCGAGTTGTTTCGTCTCGGTATCCTTAAACAACCGCTCGCCTTCTTCGTCAATCCACATGCGTGCGGTTAGCAGCATGATTGCATCGTTTAGGTTCGTCGCATTCCACTTGCCATCCTTGTCGACCAAGGACATCTGGTATTGCGAGTGCTCCAGCGGCGTTGGTCGCTGAAGCCTGACCTTATGCCCGCAGACTTCGATGTCCTTTGTTGCTCGTTTCGTCAACTTTCCTAACGTCGCTCTCGTTAGTGTCATTACTCTTCATCCTCGTTTGGTTCGAGATCGGGATCGACCGGCATAACAACGCCGCCGATTTTTAACGCTGCTGTTTCATTCACAGCCTGAATCAATTCAGCCTTTGTTGTTTCGCTGAATGACACAATGCACTGCAGCCATGCGTCGGGCGATTTCGGCAAGTATCCGACCTGCACGTCATCGCAAAACACGATCCATTGCTCGTGATCCACTGGCGATCCGTTAGGAGCTTCGCCGATGTGGTCAATCAATTTGATTTGCATCATGTCTCTCGTGTCTGTGATAGGGTTTCGCCAGTCATTTTCAAGGTGAACTCACAATCCATCGTTTCGTTGTTTGCCAACTGAGGAAACGCAACACGGCTGAAGAACGCCTTGCCTGTGATCGTTCCGCGTGTTACTCCGCTGGTTGCTGTGCTGAGCTGCGGAAGCGTGACAGTCACAGTTGCGACTGTTCCGTCAATTGGCGGCAGTCCCAAAGATGGACTGAACCGAACCACGCCGCTAATCTCGTTTGGCGTAGCCAAATCGTGTGGGTCATTTCGGGTGAATCCAGTGTCTGCCA